CTATATGCTACTATGGGCATTCTATCGGATTTTTAATGTCTAGTCCTAAAAATCAATATTTCTCCTCCTTATATAAGGAATGTAAGTCTCGCTTTGTTAAGAGCGACTTACCTTATCAATATTTCGGAGTAGAGATGATTAATAGAAAATATATAGAGCTAGCCTCTATTCCTGGATATCCTTGTAATATTGAAATGAATTCAGTGTATCCGTTTGACGCTACAAAAATATTTTCAATTTTCAAAGAAAACGATTTATCAAAAATTACAGAACAAACCGTCGGAATACATTGGTATGCAGGGCATCCTCTAGCGGGAGAGTTTTTAAATAGTACAAACGGAGGAAGAAAAAATCTTCCTAATTGCATTCTATCTACGTTACTAAAAAAACAATTTGTAAAAGATAATATACTTATACCTTCTAAATACTCAAAAAATAAAATCTTTTTATTAGGACAAAGTGGAGTAGGAAAAACTACACTAGCTAGAAACTATTCTTCTAAATACGATATTTATTATTGTGATTTTGACATAGTATTTGGATTAATTCATAAAGGATGGATAGAGAATAAAGTAAAGGAATTTCTTAGTGAACTTCCCGAATCTTTTATTACAGAAGATATTCCTTTAGTAACACAAGAAAAAGATTTAGAATTAAGATATAAGGATTTTTTAGACTACGCTTCTAAAAACGAAATACAGGTCGTAATAGTTACTTGTAAAAACAAAGAAGAGCATATAAGAAGATTAAAGAAAAAAGGAATGGTTTTAGACGATTTAAATATAAACTATTCTGTTGTTGATTTCTTTAAATCTAAGGGATTGAAAATAGATTATTATGACACAAGTTCAATTTAAAGCTTACTTAGACTCTCTTACTTATGATAAATATTATCAGGATATTGAGTGTATTAATCATATAGGATACGCTCAATCGTGGAAAACGTGGGATAATATTAAAGATTTAGTAGATTGGACTAATAAATATGTGTTAGATATAGGTTGTTTTCACGGATATTTTAGTTTTAAGGCTTTAGAAAGAGGAGCTACTAAAGTTGACGGAATTGATAAAAATTTTGAAGCTCTACAGACGGCGGAATTAATCAGAAAAGAAATAAGAACACCTCATGTATTTTTTATTAACGAAACAGCCAATGAAGCTGTAAAAAGCGATATTCATTATGATATAGCGTTAGTTTTAAATATCTTTCATCATATTCCCGATAAAGATTCTTTTTTGAAAGATTTAAAAGCCGACAAAATTATATTTGAAATAGACAAAGAAGATTTACCTAAAATTGAAGAATATTGTAAGATTTTAGTTAACAAAGAATCTCATAGACCTTCAGCCTATACAGGCGATATTCCTAATAGACTTGTTTTATTAGCGGAGAAAAAATGACCCACGTTTTAACGATTGTAGGAACCAGACCCGAACTCATCCGTCTTTCTGTTATTATTCAGAAGCTAGATAGACTCCCTATTAAACATACCCTTGTTCATACAGGACAGAACTATGATGTTAATTTAAGTTCTATTTTCTTTAAAGATTTAGGTATTAGAGAGCCTGATTACTCTTTAAATGTGATAGAACCTAATTTTGCTTTACAGATAGGTCTAATTCTTTCCGAAGTAGAAAAAGTACTAGTAAAAGAACGTCCTGATAAAGTATTGATTTTAGGGGATACAAATTCAGCTTTATCTGCTATTGTTTGTCGTAGGCTAGGGATTCCTATTTATCACATGGAAGCGGGAAATAGGTGTTGGGACAGAAAAGTACCCGAAGAACTCAATAGAAAGATTGTTGATTCTATTTCTGATTTTAATCTTCCGTACACTCGTTTAAGTAAAGAAAACCTTATTCATGACGGAATAGCTAAAGAAAAGATATATGTAGTAGGAAACCCGATAAATGAAGTATTGATTAAAAATAATAAATATATTGAGGAATCATTAATATTAGATAGAGAAAGACTACCTCCTTATAGTTATATTCTTTCTACTTTTCATAGGTCTGAAAACGTTGATAAGGAAGATAGGTTACGGTCTATTATATCGGGACTTCATAACGTAGCTACTCATTTTAATAAAATTGTTTATTGTAGTATCCATCCTAGAACAAGAAATAAAATAGCGGAATTTAAAATAGAATGTCCTAAAAATCTTCGTTTTATGACTCCTCTAGGATTTCATGATTTCGTTAAATTAGAAAAATACGCTCACTTAATTATTACAGATAGCGGAACTGTAGTAGAGGAAGCCTGTATTTTAGGAGTTCCCTCGGTTGTTATTAGAGATACTACTGAACGTCCTGAATTAATTGAAGTAGGAGCCTGTATTCTCTCTAGTTTAAACCCCGATAATATCCTAAGATGTTCTAGAATTATAAAACAAAGAGATAATGATTGGATAATTCCTGAGGAATATACTTACAAAGATACTTCCGATAGAGTTATTCAGATACTTACAGGAGAGATAAAATGAACGAAAAAGATAAATATACAAAGGCGTGGGACACGGGAGCGGAGGGACAGTCAAAAACCGCTATCCCTGTTTTTGAGTTCCTGAAAGAAAAGCTAGATAAAAACGCTAAGATATTAGATATAGGATGCGGGAACGGAGTTGTTGTAGAGCTTCTGAAGAAAGAAGGATTTACGAATGTAGTAGGAGTTGATATTACTTTAGAAGGATTGAAATTAAAATCTCCTAACGTTCATTATCGAAAACAGAATCTTTATAATTTTCAGCCTGATTTAAATAACTATGTTGAGTCCTCTATAACCGAAACCCCCTTTAAAGACGATGAATTCGATTTTACTTTCTCAGTAGACATGTTAGAACACCTTCCTCCTGAAGAAGTATCTAAAGCCATTAAAGAGATTTATCGTATTACAAAAAAAGAAACTTATCACTGTATCGCTACCTTTGAAGATAATAGAAAAGGATTCCAATTCCATCTTTCAGTTCATCCTATAGAATGGTGGAGAAAAGAATTTGAAAAATATAACGATAAAAATACTATGACTGTTCTTATTGATAGGAAGGATTTCCTGACATGAAATATGTAATAGCTGGAATCACTGGGAGTTGGGGTAAGGAGCTTACTACTCAATTATTAAAAAAACTTAATCCTGAAGATGAAATTATAGGTTTCTCAAGAAACGAGTTCAATCAGGTGGAGGCTCATAGATATTTTAATAATCCTCAGGTAAAATTTGTTATAGGAGATGTTAGGGACAGAGAAGCGGTTATTAAAGTAACAAAGAACGCTAATGTAGTATTTATGTTGGCTGCTCTGAAACATATTCCTATTTGCGAGGAACAACCTGACGAGGCTTTTAAAACAAATGTTTTAGGTACTCAGAATGTAATAGAAGCGTGTAAATTAAATAACGTAGGTAAACTATTGTTTTGTTCAACCGATAAAGCAGCTAATCCTGTTAATTTCTACGGTATTACAAAAGCTATGTCAGAGAAACTTGTACTTTCTTCTGATAATCCTCTTTCTACTAGATTTTCTTGTGTGAGAGGAGGAAACGTTATAGGTTCTAGAGGGTCAGCTATTCCTTATTTTATTGATATGATTAAGAAGGGAACTATCTATCTCACTAATCCTAATATGACTCGTTTCTTTATGACTATTCCTCACGCTATTAGTTTACTCTTAACAGCTTTAGAATCAGAGTATCCAGGAATCTTTATCATGAAGATGAAGTCTACTCGCCTTATTGATTTAGCTTATGTCTTACAGGAAAAATACGGAGAAGCTAAGATTGAAGTAATAGGAGAAAGAAAGGGAGAAAAGACTCATGAAATATTAGTAACTCCCGAAGAAGCGAAGAACCTTTACTATTACAACGACGATTTCTTTCTTTACTCTACAGAACATTTAGACCTTCCTAAGGCTAGAATAGAAAGCTATTCTTCTTTAGATAATCAAATGAATTTAGACGAGTTAAGAACACTATTAGGGGAGGCTGGTTTCTAATGAAGAAAAAAATATTGATATTAGGGGCGAAAGGTATGGCGGGACATATGATAGCTCAGTACTTGTCTAGCCTTAATAGATATCATCTAGATTTAGTTACAAGACAAAAGCTTTGTTTTCTTTTTCCTAGCTCTAGAGTATATTCCGAAAATATTGACGTAGAAACCCCCGAAGGTCTTAGCAGAATAATTAGCTTGACAAAAAGCGAAGTGTATGATACAATTATCAACGCTGTAGGGCTGTTAATTAAGGACTCTAACGACTCTCCTTCAAGAGCTATGTATCTTAACGGCTACTTTCCTAGAGTATTAGGCGAAGCTGTTAAAGGAACAAATACTCGACTTATTCATCTTTCTACTGATTGTGTTTTTGACGGAAAGGGTTACGGAAATTACACGGAGGACGCTACGCCTAATGAAACCTCTCCTTACGGAATTAGTAAAATAGCAGGAGAAATGAAAGACTTTCCTAATGTTCTTACCTTACGAACCTCTATCATTGGCCCAGAACTAAAAAACGGAAGCGGTTTGTTTCATTGGCTTCTCACTCAGAAGGAAAAGTTTGTTACGGGATATAGTAGAGTATTATGGAACGGAGTAACTACACTAGAATTAGCTAAAGGAATAGCTCATTTCATCGAATATCCTGTAGAAGGACTAGTTAATTTTTGTCCTAAGTATGATATTACAAAAGCTGAACTCCTTAATATTTTAGGCCATAGATTCGATAAGAATGTCTATGTTATTGAAGATTCTAAAGTTTTTTCAAATAAAACCCTTAGTTCTTCACGAACAGATTTAAATTATCTTTTTCCCGATAATTATCATTATATGATTAAAGACCTGAAAGACTTCATGATGAAAAATAAATCTATGTATGAGCAATACTTATAATGAAAATATGTACTTATTTCACGGAGGGAGTTTACGAACAGATAGCTAATGATTTAGTTATTCCTTCGGCTAAAAGAGTAGGTCTTAACTTAACTCAAATTAAAGTTAATAGTGAACATTCGTGGAAAAAGAATACCTGTCTAAAAGCTAGTGTTATTAAAAAAGCTATAAATGATTTTAACGATGATATAGTTATGATAGACGCTGACGCCACTTTTGAGAAATCACCTGAACTTTTCTTTCAGATTCCTAGCGATTTTGATATAGCTTATCATGATTTTGATAGCGGATTGTTTTGGAGAGGAAAATCTGAAGGTAAAAAACACCTAGCTTCAGGAACCCTTTTAATTAGAAATAAACCTATCTGTAGGGAGCTATTAGATGATTGGATAGAGGAGAACGAAAGAAACCCTCAGATATTAGAACAATTAAACTTAGATAAGCTTGTAAAAAATAAGTACAAAGATTTACTAAAAGCTTATCAGTTACCAATTGAATATCTAGCTATTATTAATAAAGACGGTGTTGTTCCTAGCTTTATTAAAGAACCTGTTATCGTACACCATCAGGCTTCTAGAAATACCAAAAGAATGGAGTTATAATGAAAGAACAGAAAATTACTACTAAAGAAATTGACTTAGACAATATTGTTCCTAACAAGTTTAATCCTAATAAGATGCCAAAAGGGACTTACAAGAAACTTTTGTCCTCCCTTAAACTTATCGGCTTACTTAGTCCTATTATTGTTCGTTATCTTGATAAAGAATGTATCTATGAGATTATTGACGGTCAACATAGGATTCAAGCTTTAAAAGAACTAGGATATAAGAAAGTTACTTGTATCATTAAAGAGTGTACTGACGAGGAAGTAAAAGAAATTATCTTCGCTTCGGGTATCAAAGGGAAACACGATAGCTACAAGAGTTTAGAGATTATTGAAGAACTAGGGAAGGGCGATAATTCTCGTCTAGACGCTTGCAATCTTGATAGAAACAAAGTCAAGAGGCTTACTAAATATTCAGGAATCCCTAAGTCTAAATCTACTAAACATCTTAAGGATGAGATTCATACCGATACAGTCGAGCCTTGTACTGATTATAAACCTATTTTCTTATGTCCTCTTCCTCAAGAAGAATATCAAGATTTAATGAGTCTTTTAAAGTCAATAGATAAAGACCTAGTACTATCTCTAATACAATTAAAGAACGAGTATAAGAGGTTAAAAAATGTCTAAAAAGAAAGATAAGACAGAAGAATACGCTAACGGCTATATGACAGGCTATATAGAAAGTTTAAAAAAGGTATTAGGGTGGATTGAAAGCGGTTTATTACTCACGGAAATACACAATAAGATTTCTTTTGAATTAAAGAGGCTAAAGAGTGAATAATTATTACTCACATTATAAGTGCAGATTCGAAACAATATTTGCTCCTGGAACACGGATGTTACAGAACGGCTTTCCGCTTAAAGCTGATACTCATCAATCATGTACAGGCTTCTGTAAATTTTGCCTCGGTGATGAATTTAGAGAGTCAGTTTTAAAACGTAACGGAATTCAACAGAATAAGAAGGTAGCTAGGCTTCTTGATATTAAAAAGTTCTCTCGTTTCGTAGAAAACGCCTATCAAAATAAACATACCTCTACTCCTTTTATGGATTGGGCTATTAGAAATAAAGGTTTCATTGAATTAGGTACTACAGGCGAGACTTTTCAGAAAGAAGATTTGTTTTTTAGAACGAGTTATAATTTCTTAAAGATTTGTTCAGAATATCATATTCCCTTGTTTATGAATACTAAACTAGGACTTATTTGTGAGAACGAAGAGTATTTTAATCTTTTAGCTGACTATAAAGCCCCTATTATTGTGTGTGCATCTTTTTCTACAACAGATGACGCTGACGGAAAGATTTTAGAGCCTTTAACTCCTCTTCCTTCAGTTAGGCTTAAAACACTTAAAGCTTTAGGACAATACTCTCATATTAAGACCTGTATTTACGCTTCTCCTTTTATTCCGAGTATCACAAATAAAGACCCTGAGAAGTATATTAAAGATGTTATGGAAGCGGGAGCGTTTTGTGTTCATTTGAGGGATTTCTTTATTCAGGGAAGTATTAGAAACAATTACTATTGGAAACAATATATTGAAAAAAATAAAGAGTTTCTTGAGCCTTTCCCTGGAGGATATCACGTAAACTATGCAACTAAAAAGAAATTCTATCAAAAGTTTACTGAATTAGGAAAACAATATAATCCTCAGTTTGAAGTAGTAGGGATGAAGGCTAAGTGGTTTGAATTGAATCCTTTTCACGGGAAAGCTGTTTATGATTATCTTCCTAAAGAGTTTAAAGACGGAGTTTCTGATTTTACGGCTATCCCTATCCTAAGAAAGATTAGAGAGCGTTTAAATGAACCTCAGTTACTTGTCTATAATAAACTAGGACACGACCCTAAGAAGATTAGGCTTCCTGAGCGGATTAGGAGTAACGAGGGTAATATCAATAATGTTATGGATTCGAAGTCGAACTGTTCTACTCCTGACGTACAATATGAGTTGACAGGAGAAGAGTGGTTAAAAGGAGTGACGTGGAATGGATGGACGAAGGATGAACCTAGCGGATTTATGAGTGAACTAGACTATATCTTTCCTGTCAAAGGAGCTAAAGGATACACTAAAGACGAAGACGGAAATTATCTTTACGCTTATATTCCTAAAGAACATTTCGGATTAGTTAAAGATGAAAGTAAAACTCGTTTATTTACGCCTACAGAAATGAAAGAGTTTAAAAACCCTTATGTCGATATTCTTGATGTAGGAAAGTTTTATATTCCTGAAAGACAAAGAGGAACGGAGGATAAATTTCTTGTCAAAAAAGATTAAAATAGCTTGTTTTTCTGATAATCACGGAAAAATAGTAGAAAATATCCCTAACGCTGATATTGTTATCTGTTCGGGAGATGTTACTTATGACGGAACGAGATGGAATTTAGATAGGTTTATAAGGTGGTTTTCTAAGCTTCCTCATAAAGAAAAGATATTTATAGCGGGTAATCATGATTTTTGTTTACAAAATGATGTTTGTAAGGCTATGATTCCTAAGGATATAGTCTATCTTGAGGATAGTTTGTATGTATCTAAAACAGGATTAAAGATTTACGGAAGTCCTTATACTCCTAAGTTTTTTGATTGGTGTTTTATGAAAGAACGAGGAGATGAAATAACAGAAGTATGGAAAAAGATTCCGAAAGGAATAGATATTCTAGTAACTCATGGGCCAGCTCTAGGTATTTTAGATAAGAATAAGAGAGGACAGGAGTGCGGTTGTTACGATTTAGGGCGTTATATTAGTAAACTTAAACCTAAGGTTCACATATCTGGTCACATACATTCGGGAAGGGGACAAAAAACAGTCGGTAAGACTCTATATGTTAATTGTTCTATTCTAGATGATGATTATGACTACGTATATGAGCCTTACTTAATCGAGGTGGTAAAAAATGATAAACTTTAACGGAAAAGTTACAAATAGACCTTACTTTATTCTAAGACAGCTCTTTATCGCTTCTCTTATTGTTTTAATGTGTTGTTTATTTGTTAAGATAGCTTATTCAGAAGAAACTGAGAGTCAAAAAAGATATATCAAAAGTATAGAAGATGAAATTCAGAGACATCATGAGTTAGAGATGGCTAAGGCTCAGATTGAAGTTCTAGCTAGGTTAGAAATGGCGGGGGCTTCTAAAATTAATGTATCAAACGGAAGCTATAGTTCTTCTCAGAATAAAACTAAAATTAAAAATACTCTAACTAATAAGAGTACTCAAAAGAACACTAATAAATAAGGATAAAAATGGACAGTCCCTTTAAAATTGTCGGATATAATTTAGACGGAGTATTATGTGAATTGTTTCAACCTGATAAGTCTTTTATGAAATGTAACGGAGAAGAAAGAAAGGAAAGGAAGAAACTAAAACTTCTTCATATTAAGACAGCTAAAAAACTAAGGGATACTGAAGGAGACGAAATCTACATTGTTACCGCTCGAAAAGACGATGTTAGATTCGAAACAATACAGTGGCTAAAAAAGAACAATATTAAATATCATAAGCTCCTAATGTTACAAGAAGCTAGGACAAGACGAAATATCATAGATTTTAAACAAAGAATGATAGAATATTATCATATTGATATTTTTTATGAAGATGACCCTAAAATAGTCAGAGCTTTAAGTAAAAGATTAAAAAACGTTAATGTTATTCTTATAGAGAATCTTCTATCTAAACCAGTTCTAGAGAAGGACTTACGAGAAAGATTAAAATCCTTTAATGAGGATAAAATAGTTAAAAATAGTCCTTGACTTTTTAGCCTTTTTCGGACATTAACCATATGAGAGAACAATTATATGAAAAAACTCCTCGAAAGATACAAAAAATCAGTTTTATCTCACTTATTTAAAAGACATAAAGAGTCTACTAAAGAAAAGATGAGAAAGAGTCAGAGGGCTAGATTTGATAAAGTTAAAAAAGAAGGAGTGTTAATTTAATGACTAATAATAGAACTAACAAAACTAAAAATACTATGAAATGTAATTTCTGTAATAAAAAAAGAAATTCCTCCTTCTTCGCTTTAGCTAAACTATTAGTAATGACTGATAAAAAAGTAGTTGAAGTAGGGCTTCTTTCTTTAGTTAAGAATCTTAATCTCTATACGATTAAACACGGACTTCATTTATCGGGGTCTGAAATTATTCTTTTTCGTCCTGATATTTTTGTTAACTATCTTACGGAATATTATAAAGAAAAAATAGTATCCTATAGTTTTAAAGAGTATCAGATTTGCGAACATTGTTTTAAGGAGTATCGTCTACTCGTCCCTGAGAGATAACTAAAAAAGGAGAAAAAATGAACACACTTAAGTTAGAGAAGTTTTTTGAGCTAATCAAGGAACAGTTGTTTTACGGGGCGAAGAAGTACGCTCTAAAAGGAAGTACTTCTAGAGAGAGTACTGATGTTCTCTTTGATATTCACGGAATGACATGGCTCTTCGGAACTATGCACAAATACTGTATGAGATTCTCTAATCTTAAGCGAGAAAGAGATTTGTTGAAAATTTCGACATACGCTTATTTAGTGTGGCTTAAAAGAGGATTTTTCTGTAAGACTACAGGAACCTCTGAAGGATTAGATACTTCTTTAGCTATTAAAGAAATGTTTTTTCCTTCTTTTAAAACTCTTGTAGAGGGTTTTAATAAACACTTCTCCGTTAAAGGCGAACCTATTCAGGTTATAGCTAATCTGATGTCGATGTGGTCGGACGGAAAGTGGGATGATATTTCTGAGGAATCTATCCTCACAGTTTTCTTACTATCTTACGCTGTATGGGAAACTGATTTTGACGGTAAGGAGGGAGAAGACCAAGACGTTTTTAACGAATCTAGGGACAATTAATTATGAAAGAAGAAGATTTATTTGAAGAAGAACAGTATTTAGATACTGTAGGTTATTGTTTATATTGTAAGGAAGAAATTAAAGCCGATGAAGAATATGTTGTTAGAAATAAAGATATGTATCACTTAAACTGTTATAATAAAATGACATACTTTAATAATGAGGACTATGGAGACATTGACTCAGACAACGAATAAAAGAGTAATCTTAGTAGACTTGGGATTTTTTATGTTTAGTAGCATATTCGTTTACGCTAAAACTAGACAAGTCCCTCCTACATATACAGCTCTAAGTATGTTGATAGGAAATCTAAAGAATGTAGGTATTACTCCTGATGATTTAGTTATCTTAGCTGTAGACTCAAAAAAGGGGTCGTGGCGCAAGGAAATCGACCCAGCCTACAAAGGTAATAGAAAAGCCGATAGAGAGAAACATGATATTGATTGGAAGAAACATTTCGCTGAGTTTAATGAACTGTATGAAAGGTTAGATGCAGGAACTCCCTTTCATGTTGTAGAAGCGGAAAAGCTCGAAGCTGATGATATTATAGCTTTTAGTTGTAGATATTTTAAAGATAGAGAGTGTATTATTATATCAGTAGACGCTGATTATGAACAATTAGTAGCGTTTCCTAATGTTAAGCTGTTTAGTCCTAAATCTAAGAGATATAAGACAGTAAAAAATCCTTACGCTATCTTAGCTTCTAAGATTAGGAAAGAACAAGCGGATAACTTAATAACAGAAATTCATACCGAACTTGATTATATTAACAGAGAAAAAATTGTCAATCTTCTTAGATTACCTGAAGAAATTGATAAAAAGGTTGAGGAAGTCATCTATTTCCTCCCAGAAAAGGACTTTGACTATGATGTGATACCTTTTAAATCAATACAGGAGAAATTCAAAACAATATACGGAGATACTAAACATATTGTTTCTGAAAAAACCTTAAGTCGGGCTGAAAAACGAAAACTCCGTGAGGAGAAGCGGATTCAGAAACTTAAAGAGAAGTATGAGAAAAAAATCAAAAAAATTGAACAGAAAAATAAACTGTTCTAATCTAAAGGAGAAACATTCATGAAAGTGCTTGCAATTGGTAAGGGAGGAAAGTTTTTTAAGGTCGGTACGAGTGAGGCTGACGCTAAGTGGTATGTGACGGATGAGGTGGCTGAGTACGCTAAGACAGTAAAGAAGGGTGATGAAATTGAACTTAAATCTAGGGTTGAGGGTAGGAATAATATTCTTACTTTCATTAAGATTGTAAGCTCTAGTCCTTCTACAGGAGGCACGGCTACTACGGGAGCTACAGGATATACGAAGAAGCCTTGGACTCCTTATGAGAAGCCTCAGGACGTTCAGGATTCTATTAGGAAGCAAGCCTGTGCCCACGCAGTGAGTAGAACCTTAATCGGTCTTCAGGGTCAGTTTGATGTCAATAATGTTTGTGAAATTATTGATGTTCTGTTCGCTAAGTATCTTGATTTAACTAAGTAAGAAACAAGGGCACGCATGTACCAAGGTGGCGAGACTCCCCTGCAAGGAGACTGTGAAAGGTTCGATTCTTTTTGTGTCCAACTTCAGTACATAAACAAGAACGGTGCTAAAGAGTGAAGGAGTGGAGATGATAAGAGAAGGAGATTATATAACTGGTCACGACCCGTCATTTCACGGATTCTTTTGCGGGATTGTCATAGAAGTCACAAGCGAGAGAGTCGGAGTTTTGAAGTTCAACGAACACCCTGATGTATGGGGAATTAAGATTTACATATATTTCAAAAACAATCCAACATTCAACACTAAAAAAGGAGTAGGAAACATGAATAACACAATCATTGAAAGTTTTCCAGCAACGAAGGATGCAGTTCTTGTGGATAAATGGTTTGGGTCAAAATTTAACGACCCTATTTTCGTTCTGCTTTTGAAAGGAAAAGAAGCTGAAATCCTTGCGGAAGCGAAACGTCTTGATGGAGAATCCAAAAAAGAAAAGAAGTAGGGCTACCTGCTCGACAAGACATTTAAAATCGTAACGGTGCTAAAGAGTGAGTACTCGTCATGCTCTTTGAGGCTAAAAGCCTACCCGAAACTATCTAGGTATATAGCGACCGATGACAAACGGTAAGCCCTAAAAAATGTTTAGGGTCAACGGATAGTCGTTACGATTTATTTTTTCGGGCGTAGTGAGCGGTGGACGCTCGCCTGCCTGTAAACAGGAGTGGAGGTTGACTCCCGTGGTAGTTCGATTCTATCTGCGCCCAAATTAAATTATAAAGGAACTCATGAAAGAAATTCTCAGTAAGACAATAGAATATTTAGAAAAAGTAGTCCCTAATTTTAAAAAGACAAGAGGGAAGAATATTAACTTTACTTGTCCTCAGTGTCTTTCTGAAGAACCTACTTGTCATTTAATTTCTCCTACAGTCCCTATTATGATGTGTGCTAAGTGCGGAGAAAAGGGAAAAGGAAGACTAGGAAACGTAGCTGAATATTATTCTAAGGTAAGAAACTGTACTCAAGACGAAGTATTACAGGATATTGTCAAAGTATTATCATTAACAACTCCCGCCCCTAAGACTCTTAAAGAGTTTCTTGATTTTTATGAACAAATGAAATTTGATTTAGTTCCTGTTTCTAGGAACAATAAAGCTCCTATTGAAATGGCTTGGACTACGAAAACTCATACGGATAGAAAAGAGTGGGAGAGTTGGTTAGAGAATAAGCTGAATATAGGAGTTAAGACAGGCGAATGTTCTAATGTTACTGTTATTGATATTGATACTTCTGAAATTCCTGAAGAGATTGAAAAGCTTAAAGGCGAAGAAGTTCTTATTCAGAAGTCTCGTCAAGGGTGGCATCTATTTTATCAGTACGAACCTGAGCTTGTTACTACTCGTATTGATGAGATGAAGATTGATATTCTTAATAACGGAAAACAATGTATTCTTTATCCTTCTGAAATTGACGGATATTTTCGACAGTTTGTTACTGATTTGAAACCTATTACTAAGATGCCTCCCGCTTTAAGGGATTATATAAAAGAAAAGACAGGGAAGAATCCCGTCACTAAGACCTTCTCCGAAATTCTTAAAGAGGATATTCAAACAGAGAACTTTCATTCTGATGTTATTCAAGAAGGTAATAGAAATAACTTTATGATTCGTTTAGGAGGAATCCTAAAGAAAGAATTGAATCTAGGACAGGTTTGTTATACTTTAGATATCATTAACCGTCATTTCTGTAAGCCCTCCCTAGACCCTAAAGATTTTAGAAATCTTATTAATCAAATTGATAAATACGTTTCTAATGATTTAAATGATACAACTTCTAAAGTGTTAGCTTATCTTAAACTTGTAGGAGAAGCTACAGGACGAGATATTCAGGAAGTATTAGGAGAAAAGAAAGAGATTGTAGATAAAGTATTAGCTCATCTTATGAGAGAAGGTTTAGTTCTTCGTAAGAATAGAATGTACATAGCTGTGAAGAGAGCGGATTGGCAACAAGAGTTTCCTACGCTTTCTCCCGAAGTTCCTTTTAAAGTTCCGTATTTTAATGATGTAGCTCACTTTAATTACGGAGATATGATTCTCTTAGGTGGTAGAAGTAAGGTAGGTAAGACTACTCAAGCTATGAATATTATTAAAAGATTTGTAGCTCAAGGAGTTAAGCCTCATTATATGTACCTTGAGACTGGATGTTTTGACGAAGAAACTGAATTACTAACAAACAACGGTTGGAAGAATTTGGATAGTATACTAGAAACTGACAAGGTTTTAAGTTTAAATCCTATGGAAGGTTTTTCCGTTTATAAGCCAATTACTCATATTTTTAAAGAGAATTATAAAGGAAAAATGCTTTCGTATAAGAACGATGCTGTTGACTTTAAAATAACCCCTAATCATAAAATTTATTATAGAAGTGAGTATGAAGATTTTTATGAATTAGACGAAATTAGAGAGGTTATTAAACATAACAAGAGTATTAGATTTAAAACTAACTTTAAATTGAGAGATAATCATTTTCGTGTCTCTGAAATTAAAATAGGCGAAAAATACTTTAACAGAACCGCTTTAATGAAATTTTTAGGATGGTTTATTTCAGAAGGTAATTTGACAGGTACAGATATTCCTGAACATTCTAAAAAAAGGAAAGTTTGGAAAATTCAAATAACTCAAAGAAAAGAAGCCTATAAAAAAGAACTCTTAACTATGTTTTCTGAGCTTGGTTTTACTCCAAAAACATCGAGAGGAGAAGTTTACTATATAGACAGTAAGGAATTATATGTTTGGTTAAGAACCTACTGTTATCATCCTGAACTAAAAAGGATGAGAAGGTCTTATATTAAATATATTCCTGAAATTGTTATGGAAGCTACTCCTGATGATATTCGAGTATTTTTAGATTCTTATATTATGGGAGATGGACATTTTTCTATAAGAAAAGATGGAACAAGAATCAATCATATTTCTACAGCTCAAAAACATTTGGCTGATTCCCTACAACTTTTAATGTTAAAACTAGGAAAATCAGCTTCTTTAAAATTCTATAAAAACTCAACTCGAGGATGTTATAGAGTAACGGAAATAATTGAAAATGAAGTTCAAGTCAAAAAAGATAAAATTACAGAAGAGGATTATGACGGAAGAATATGGTGTGTAGAGACAAAGCCTTATCATTTAGTTTTTGCTAGGAGAAACGGATATTGTTATTGGTCTGGGAATTCTCGTTTCCTAAAAACGGCTCTAACTTTAGGATTAAAAGAGGGAGATTTTTATCACGCTTTCGTTAGCGACCCTACTAAAGTAGAACTAGAGAAAAACGCTGTTACTATTTTAGATTGGCTACTTATTGATAATTACGCTGAAACGGATAAAGTTTTAAAGTATTTCGTTGAACAGCTCAATAAGACTAACGGCTTTCTCATTATTTTTATGCAACTTAAGGACGGAGATAATTGGTTCGCTCCTAATATGATTCATTTCTTTCCTGCCTTAGCGGCAAGATATATATATGATAAGGTTGAGACAGGATACGGTACTACAGGAGCGTGGGTTGTAGACACTATTCGTGACCCTAAGAATCATGTTAAGGGAGGAAACTTGCCCTGTACGTATGATTGGCGAAATAAAACATTAAACTTAAACGGAGAAATAGATGAAAAAGAAGAAAAAAGGGAAGAAACTCCCTTCTAATAAAGAAAGATGGACATATTATTGTTTTATTGATAAACAAAAAGATATTCTTTCGGAGTTTTGGTTTCATCCTAGTAAAGGTTATATAGAAATGTACATTGACGGAATTTTGATAGGAGAAAAGAAAGATGCCTCATAAGAAGAAAAAGCCTATGGATTACAGGGCTTTCGCTAATAAGTATTTCCGTGACCCTACTCATCATTTACCTATGATATCAGGGACAGGACATAATACTCCTAAATATATATCTCCTAATATTAAGGAAGCTAAGAAATTAAGGAAGTATAAGACATTACATGAGTGTTATTGCGGTAATACAGACGAGAGGGAATCTATATTAAGAAATACTTTAATGTTCCTTAATAAGAAAGCCTTTGTAGCTTGTTCTAGATGTACAAATTCAATGAAATTGAAAAGAATCGAGGAAAATATATTTGTTATCATATATTTATACACTAATTGCTTATTACAGAGTTTGAAAAGAAAATAGGAAGACCTCTTAAGAGGAATATTACAGTTCTCGGACTCGATACAGCGTCGAAGAGCGGTTTTTGCGTTCTCAAACTAACTAAGAAAAAACTAACATATAAGTTAGGAACTTTTAAAGTAGATACTAAGGATACTAATTTTAGATATAACGGTATTATTGATTTCTTTCAAGAGCTAATAAAACCTGAATATAAAGTCGTTATAGAAGATACTTTCTTTAGGTTTAACCCTCGAATGTATTGTATGATATCCCGAATCGGAGCTATCGCTTATACTTTAGCTCATTTAAAAGGATGTGAGGTAGATTATTTATACTGTACTTCCGCTAGAAAGAGTTTAGGTTTAAAAGGTAACGGGAAAAAAGCCGATGTTCAAGCTGATTTTAAAAGAATGATAGGAATTGAGATTGAGGACAATGACGCTTGTGACGCTATGATATTAGCTATTTCAGGAGCGTTAGCTAAACTAATTTAACCATAATATTTCACTTGACAAATTTAAAAACATATGATAGAATAGAGGGTCTATGAGTAAAGAAGAAAATAAGAAACAAGTTAAAGGATTGAAACAAATGAGGGGTAAGGGAGAATTAACTCACTGTAGTAACTGTAACTGTTCTCGATACGCTCCCTGCGGTTGTCAAAAAGGAGAGAAAAAGAAATGAAGGAATTAGTCGCTTTAGGTTTTTTACTGTTAGGAGTTGTAGGCGGTATTTATGTAGGTTGTTATGAGTTCTTTATTAAGGGAATTGTTTTAATTCTTGATACTATTAAAGCTACTCCTATTAATTCTTTATCTTTAGCGATAGGGATTTTTAAGGTAATGTTTTCAGCTTTCTTTGGATGGTGTACATTTGGATTATGTTTGCTTATCTCACAAGCGATAGATGAGTGTTAAATGTCAGACCGCAATAATCCGTTAGAACACTACGTCGCTAATCATTTAAAAGAAGTAGATGAATATGCGAGAAAGACCCGTGGAAGTGGATGCGGAAACGAGATAGGAGATGTGAGTAACAAGTTCTTTCACATCGAATGCAAGAGAAAGATGACCCGTGAAAACTTTACTTTTGATAGGAAGGTATGGTTGAAACACCTGAACGGATTACCTATTGTAACTAAGAAGATTCCTTTTATGTGTTTTGAGAATAAACTGAATGAAAGATATGTAGTCATTGAAGCGGAAGACTTTTTTAAAATTGTTAAAAATCTCATAAAAGAAAAGGGAGAAATTTAGAATGACGAAGGTTAAGTTGAATAAGTTGTGGAACTCACAGAAGGCGTTAGGGGCTTTAAATATTATCAAAGATTTACCTATTAAGACGAGTTATTGGATAGGGAAGAATACTAAGAAGGTTTCTAAAGAAATTGAACTTATCGAACAGAAACGACAGGAATTAGTCAAGAAATATGGCGTAGCTAATGAGAAGAATGAAATGTCCGTTCCTCAGGAGAATATGGAGAAGTTTAGTAAGGAATTTTACGACTTTCTTGATACTGAAATTGAAATAGATTTAAGGCTTTTTAATATTGAGGAGTTTACAGGAAAAAGCGGATTGACAGGGCAGGACATGTTACAGCTTGATTTTCTTTTTCAAGATAATGAACCTAAAACAGAGGCTAAGTAAAATAAGATGGGACGACCGAAAAAAATCAAATCTACTGAAGTTCTTGTGAAAGAAGCTGAGACTGAAATAAAGAAAGCCGTAGCTGATAAACACGATGACGCTCGTAAGGCTGAACTTCGTAAACTTCTTCAGGATATTAACAAGAAGTACGAGATTGACGCTGTTCACTTCGGAAGCGAAGAGAAGGAGTGGGAGAAGATTGGATTCGGAGTTCCTCCTATTGATGAGATGTTAGGGGGCGGTATTCCTAGAGGTAGGTTTTCTGTCCTCTGGGGGCCACCCAAAACAGGTAAGACTACTCTTGTCTACAATATGATAGCCGAGGCTCAAAAGAAAGGATTGACTGTTTGTTTGATGGCTCTTGAGGGATTTGACGCTGAAAGAGCTAAACTTTTCGGAGTTGATTTAGAAACTCTCGTTGTAGGTCGTTTTCCTAAAGCTGAACAGTCTTTAGACGCTGTAATTAAATTGTCTAAAGAGAAGCTAGTTGATGTTATCATTGTCGACAGTATCCATAGTATGTCCCCTAAGGGAGAACAGGAAGAAGGTAAATCAGGGAAAGAGAAGAGTACTGAGGCGGATACGATGGCTCTCCTAGCTAGGAAATTGTCTCAGTTTTTCAGGATGGCTACTGACCCTGTATATCGAGGAAACGTAGCGGTTCTTCTTATCGGACAGACTAGGACTAGTGTAGGGTTTATCGCTTTTGAACAATTAAGCGGAGGGAACGCCCTATTACACTCAGCTAAATTGATTTTTCATATTAGGAGAGGACAGAAGGCTGACGCTCCTGTTAAACGCTTTAAAGACGATGAAGGGAAGAAACAGGAAATTATTATCGGCTTTGATACAGCGATTAAACTTGAGAAGGTTCAAGTTCCTAATTGTAGTCCCGAAGGTTCTGAACTTCACCTTCCTTACCACTATGATAAAGGATTTGTATGGGAGTAAATTCTTTTAGTATCGGGAATCCTAACTACACTATTCATAATGACGATTGGAGTGGAGAATAATGGCTAAGAGTTCTA